AGGTCGTACAAGGGATTGAGAATGGGGTCTATAGAAAAGTTAATATTGGTCCTGAGTATAGTGATAATAGTCTTGAGCCAACACAGTTGGATACACTCTATGAAGAAGATAAGGTCCGTATCCTCCGTTACTACGGCTTAGTCCCTCGTGAGTTCTTGGAGACTGTAGAGAATGATGGTGCTGAAGTAGCGGTTTTGTTCCCTGAAGACAGCCAAGCAGCAGACTACCAAGATCTGGTAGAGGCTGTGATCGTTATCGGTAATAACCAGTACCTGCTCAAAGCCGAGGCTAATCCGTACATGATGAAGGATCGGCCTATCGTTACCTACACCCCAGAGAAAGTCCCTGGTCGCTTAGTGGGTATTGGCACAGTTGAAAAGGGCTACAATATGCAGAAAGCTATTGACGCTCAACTCCGTAGTCATCTGGACTCTTTAGCACTGACTACGGCCCCTATGATGGCAGCAGACGCTACAAGGCTACCTCGTGGTGTAAGCTACAAGGTCCAGCCTGGAAAGACCCTGCTCACCAACGGTAATCCTAATGAGATCCTGTTCCCATTTAAGTTTGGATCTACGGATGCTGGTAACATCACCACAGCCCAGCAGTTCGAGGTGATGCTCCTTCAGGCTACAGGAACCCTAGATAGTCAGGCGATGACCCGCTCTGTGGCCCAAGGAGAGGCTGGTGGAGCTTCTATGTCCTTGGCTATGTCTTCTATCATAAAGAAGAACAAACAGGCCCTCATGAACTTCCAAGATGACTTCTTGATCCCTCTGATTAAGAAGGTAGCCTATCGCTATATGCAGTATGACCCTGAGCGTTACCCCAGCCGTGACTTCACCTTCGTCCCTGCCAGCACCCTTGGCATGGTAGCTAGGGAGTACGAGCAGCAACAGTTCGTGGGATTACTTCAGACCCTTGGTCCTAATAGTCCTGTACTGCCCCTAGTCCTAAAAGGCATCATCAAAGGCTCTAGTCTGTCCAATAAAGAAGAGCTTTCGGCTGCTCTGGACCAGATGAACCAGCCTGATCCTGCCCAACAGCAGATGATGATGGCCCAACAGGAGGCTCAAATCGGGCTTCTACAGGCTCAGATAGCTGAACTGCAGGGTAGAGCACAGGAAAGCCAAGCAAACGCCCAGGAGAGCCTTGCAAAGGCCCAGAAGACCAGTGTTGAGACCCAATTGATGCCTGAAAAGATGAGAGTAGACATAATTCAGGCTTCTTCTACGAACCTTTCGGACCAAACCACGGATGATTTTGAGCGCAGACTCAAGTTAGCCAACGTAATCCTGAAGGAACGGGAGCTAAAAACCAAGGAAAACATCGTAGAAGCACAAATGAATAGAAAAGTACAGTAAAATACTTGACTTTTTTCTAAAAGTGTGGTATAATTAATACATTGTTGTAGAAATACAACACAGTCCTACATAAGGAGAAACTGTGGATAAAGAATTACAAGCCTATTATGAGGCTAGGTTTGACATGATGACCTCTAAAGGATGGCAAGACCTCCTAGAGGACCTAAGTAAGGTAGCTGAAGTGTCAAGGGATTTAGACAGGTGTACCAGCGTAGAGGATTTGTACTACGCCAAAGGACAACTAGACATCCTGAACTTCATTCTTAAGCTTAAGCAAGCGTCTGAGGATGCTTATGACGAGCTTTCAGCATGAAGCGGATATTTGAATTTAGATGTGTGAAAGACCACATCACTGAGAAATTGGTCGATGATGAGGTAAGGAGCGTAAGCTGCCCTCATTGTCACAATGAAGCTGCTCGTATTATCTCGTCACCCAGAATCAGGCTAGAGGGCATCACAGGTGCGTTTCCTTCAGCTTACGATGCATGGGCTAGAAAACATGAGCAAGCAGCAAGAGCCTATCAAAAGAAAAGCGAGAGCTAATCCGATGGGTATTTTAAATTTCCTAGAATCCGTTGTGGACAGGAGGATAATGTGGCAGAACTAATCGAAACGCAAGAAGAGTTATTTGACGCAGCAGACATTAACAAGGCAGACGAGCCTCAAGTAGAGCAAACTCAAGAGCCTGTAGCGCAGGAAGTATCTGAAGAGGATCTTCCACCCAAGTACAAGGGCAAGAGTCTTGATGAAATTGTCAGGATGCACCAAGAGGCTGAGAAGCTAATTGGTAGACAGGCCCAGGAAGTTGGGGAAGTGCGTAAGCTTGCTGATGAACTCATTAAGCGACAACTCGACACTAAACAAGAAGTTACTGCTACAAAAGAAGACGAGATCGATTTCTTTGAAGATCCGAAGAAGGCAGTAAGTAAGGCAGTAGAAACACATCCTGCTATCTTAGAGGCAAGGCAACAAACCTTGGCTTTAAAACAGCAGCAGACAATGACTAAGTTGCAACAGGACTTTCCTGATTTTCAACAGACGGTAGCTGATCCTGCTTTTGCAGAGTGGATCAAAGCCTCACCAGTGCGTATGCGGTTGTATGCTGCGGCTGATGCAGACTTTGACTTCGATTCAGCCTCTGAACTGTTGACAAGCTGGAGTTATGTTAGACCTAAAGCAGCCCCTGTACAGCAAGCGGCTCCCTCACAGGAGATGAAGGCAGCACAGAAGGCAGCAGTTAAGGCAGCAACTGTGGATGTTGGTTCTAATTCTGTTGGTAATACTTCTTCTAAGGTTTATCGAAGAGCGGATCTAATCCGACTACAATTGGAAGACCCAGACCGATATATGCAACTACAAGATGAGATTATAGCTGCATACTCTGAGGGTCGAGTTAAATAACTTAATCATTTAGGAGATTCAAAATGCCTTTGGGTACTAATAACGTAACCGTAACAACAGCCGCCAAGTTTATTCCTGAGATTTGGAGTGACGAAATCGTTGCTGCATACAAGAAAAACCTGGTTCTCGCTAACGTCATCAACAAGATGAACTTCCGTGGTAAGAAGGGTGACACTGTTCACGTCCCGAAACCCACCCGTGGTACTGCTTCTGCTAAAGTTGCTTCTTCTCAGGTTACCCTGATTGCTGCGACTGAAGACGAGGTAGTAATCAGCATCGATAAGCACTTCGAGTACAGCCGTTTGATCGAAGATATCGTCTCTGTACAGGCTCTTGCCTCGTTACGCCGTTTCTACACGGATGACGCTGGTTACGCTCTTGGCGTACAGACCGATTCAGACATCTGGACACTCTTCAAGTCTATCGGTAACGGTAACGGTTCTTCCTACCAGAACTCTGGTGTCTATGAGTTTAGCTCCACCACGGCTGTTGCATACAACGGCTCTGTTGGTTCTGCGTTCAATGACGCTGGCTTCCGTAAGGGAATTCAGATCCTTGACGATGCTGATGTACCGATGGATGGTCGTTCCTTTGTCATCCCGCCTGTTCTGCGTAACGACTTGATGGGTACTGCACGTTACACCGAGCAAGCCTTCACGGGTGAGACTGGTGCAGCTAACACGATCCGCAATGGTCGCGTTGGTAACCTCTACGGTATCGAAGTCTATATCAGTTCCAATGCTCCTTCGCTGGAGTCTGGTGCTGCTCGTTTGGCTGGTCTGTTCCATCGTGATGCATTCACGCTGGTTGAGCAACTTGGTGTTCGCTCACAGACTCAGTACAAGCAAGAGTGGCTTGCTGATCTGTTAACTGCTGATACTCTGTACGGTGTTAAGACTATCCGTACCGATGCTGCAGTTGGCTTTGTTGTTCCTGCCTAATAGCTTTTAGCTAATGGGTCTCCTCAGCCTCACAAGGGCTGGGGAGTTTTCTTAAGCAGATAATGTCTGTTTAAGCAAACTAACGGAGAATAAATGTTAAAGAAGTGTTGGGTTTGTAAACAAGAAAAAGATACTTCTTTATTTGGAATTAATAAAAGTAAATCTACAGGGTTTGCTTCTGAATGTCGAGAATGTAAGAGAGTTAAAGATAAAGAGTATTCTTTAGTACATAAAGAAAAAGCTAAACAAAGAGCAATGGAATGGTATTATAATAATAAATCTTATGCAAACGAACGAAATAAACAGTATGGTAAAAAGTGGCGCAAAGAAAAAGCACATTTAAACTGTGCTAAAAGTAATAAGAAAAGAGCTGCTAAATTAAACGCAACTCCAAGTTGGTTAACAACATCACAGTTAGATGAAATAAAAAATATTTATAAAAGTGCTAAAGAACTACAAAAAGTATTTCCTTGGAAACAACACGTAGACCATATTGTTCCGTTGCAGGGTAAAGATGTTTGCGGACTTCATGTTCCTTGGAACTTGCAAATATTAAGAGCAGAACAAAACTTAACTAAAGGCAATAAAAATGTTTGCTTATAGTCCAAATCATAAGCATTTAAAATGTGCGATCTACAGGGGTCCTGGTGGTCCAGGCGATGCAACAGCAGATGCAGCCAACGCCGCTGCACTAGCCCTACAGTACGCTTCTCTAGCTGCTGACAGAGCCGCTGACGCTGCTGATAGTGCTGATGCTGCTGAGAATGATTCTACAGGTGCTATAGCTGCTGCTGCTTCTGCAAATGCCTCTGCCGCTGCTGCACTGGCGGCTAAAACTGCAGCAGAGTTAGCAGAGACTAATGCAGAGTCTGCAGAAACTTCTGCCATAGCTGCATCTAATGCTTCTATCAACATGGCTACTGGCTTTAATGTAGGAGTTACTACATTAAGTGCTGGCTCTTCTGCTACATCCTCATATAACAATGCTACCTTTGCTCTAAGCCTTGGGATTCCTAGAGGCGATACAGGATCTACAGGAGCCACAGGAGCTACTGGCGCAACTGGTGCTACAGGCGCAGCAGGACCAGCTAACACGCTTTCTATTGGTACTGTTACCACTGGCACTGCAGGCTCTAGTGCCAATGCTACAATCACTGGTACTTCTCCTAGCCAGACACTGAACCTAACTATCCCTCGTGGTGATACTGGGGCTACAGGTGCAACAGGCGCTACAGGTTCAACAGGTGCTGCAGGAACTGCTGCCACGATTGCAGTAGGAACAGTATCTACAGGTGCTGCAGGTTCCTCAGTAACGATTAATAATTCTGGTTCTAGCTCTGCTGCTGTCTTTGACTTCAGTATCCCTAGAGGAGACACTGGAGCTACTGGGGCAACAGGCGCTACAGGTGCTGCAGGAGCCGCTGCAACGATTGCTGTAGGTACTACGACTACTGGCTCCCCAGGCTCTAGTGCTTCTGTAACAAACTCTGGTACTAGCTCTGCAGCAGTGTTTGACTTCAGTATTCCTGCTGGTCAAGGTGTTCCTATTGGTGGTTCTCAGTATCAGGTATTGCAAAAGGACAGCGCAACAGATTATGATACCTCATGGGTAACATTTAGTTCTCTGCCTTCTCAGTCTGGTAATAATGGTAAGTACCTAACCACTGACGGAACTACAGCATCTTGGGCTACGATATCTTCTGGTCAGATGGAAGGCTCTGCTGCTGCAAAGGCAATCTTCTGGAACGCTCAGACTATCGGTGAGAATATAACAATTGATGGTACACACAACGGCTGGACAGTAGGTCCTATAACTGTTAACAATGGCTTTGCTGTTACTGTGAGCAACGGCGCAAGATGGGTGGTGTTCTAAATGGCTATTACTATTAACGGCGGTGCAGGCGGTAATGCTTCTGTAAGTAGCGCATCTACTGGTGTAGACATAACTAATACTACTGGTGCATTAAAGATTCCTGTGGGTACTACTGGAGAGCGTCCTACTGGTGCTGCTGGAATGATTCGAATGAACACTACTACTGGAAGCCCAGAGTGGTATAACTCATCACTTTCTTCTTGGGTGGCTTTTTCTACAACCCCAACATACCTTGTCGAGTTTCTTGTGGTTGCTGGAGGCGGTGGTGGCGGTGGTCACGCCACAAGTGATAAAGGCGGTGGAGGCGGTGGTGCAGGTGGGTATATATCCAACTCAGTATCTGTAACTTTAGGTTCGTCTTACTCTATTACGGTTGGTGCTGGCGGCTCCGCTGGAGGTAGTAGTCCAAACACCGCAGCAGGAACTCTTGCTGGTAATGGTAGTAACTCTGTATTTAATTCAAACACCGCAATAGGTGGTGGTGGTGGGGCTGGTGGATTTACTGGTTCAGGCACAGACCACGGTGGATCTTCTGGCGGGTCTGGAGGCGGGGCTACTCAAGGCGGTAGCGGGGGCGCTGGGACGGCTGGTCAAGGATTTGCTGGTGGCAACGCTACTAGCGGAAGTCCTGATGGCGGCGCTGGCGGCGGCGGTGCTACTGCGGTTGGAACGAGCGCAACTTCCGCTGCTGGAGCAAACGGTGGCGCAGGAATAAACTGGCAGTCGCTTGGAACTTCTTATGCTGGTGGTGGAGGTGGTGGTGCTTACTCTGGATCGGGCGGTACTGGTGGTGCAGGAGGCGGCGGCACAGGTGGTGCAGCTAACGCAGACGGTGTTGCTGGAACTGCCAATACTGGAGGTGGTGGGGGTGGTGCTGGCGGCGGTAATAACGCTGCTAGGATAGGCACAACTGGCGGCTCAGGCGTAGTTGTTATTCGTTATTCTGGCTCACAGATTGGAACAGGCGGCACTGTTACCAGCAGCGGCGGTTACACCTATCACACATTTACTTCTTCAGGGACATACATAGCATGAGCCACTTTGCAAAAGTAGTAAATGGCATCGTGACACAAGTGATTGTTGCGGAGCCTGAGTTCTTTAATAACTTTGTTGACACCTCTCCCGGTGAGTGGATTCAGACTTCTTACAACACCTTTGGTGGTCAACATCCGCAGAATCGTCCCTTGCGTAAGAACTTTGCTGGCATCGGCTACACCTACGACTCTGTGAGAGATGCGTTTATACCCCAAAAGCCTTTTGCCTCTTGGGTTCTGAACGAGGATACTTGCCAATGGGATTGCCCAGTTGCGTACCCAACAGACGGTAAGAAATACGCATGGAATGAAGATCAACAGAATTGGATAGAGGAATAAACTATGGCTATTGCAATTAGTGGTGGATCAACCAGCTTTACATCCACAATATCAGCTTCACCATCGGCTAACCGTACTGTTACAGTGCCTGATGCTACCTTTACAGTAGCTGGATCAGACGCTGCACAGACCTTCACAGCCTCACAGCGTGGTACTGTCACTACTGATAACGATGGTTCGTTTGACATGAACGTGACTAACAACTTCAAGTGTACACCCACAGGCTCTATAACCCTGACCTTTACTAACATCACTGCTGGTCAGTCTGGGTTTATCCTGCTAGTCAACGGATCTAACTATACAGTATCTGCTCATGCTAATACTAAGGTAGCCACTGGTGCTTTGGCTGCTATGTCTGCCACTGGTACATATCTGCTTAGTTACTTCTCTGACGGGACTAACGTGTTTGTAGTTAACTCTGGAGCATTAGCTTAATGGCTGTTCTACCTACGGGCATTGGCCCAGTCACTGGCTACAATATTGAGCGCAGTCTCAGGTTCAATAGCGCAGACTCAGCTTATCTGAACCGTACCCCGGCTAGTGCTAGTAACCGTAGAACTTGGACTTGGAGTGGGTGGGTCAAGCGTGGACAACTTGGTTCAAGAGACATCTTTTTTGCGGCTGGGACGGCAGGAAATAATTTTGGATTAGAGTTTAGTGCGAACAATGAGTTAGACATTTACCAATATGTTTCCGCTTACCAATGGCAATTAATTTCATCTTCTTTGTATAGAGATGTTTCTGCTTGGTATCACATTGTTTTGGCATTAGACACCACGCAAGCAACATCAACTAACAGAGTAAAACTGTATGTTAATGGGGTTCAAGTAACTTCGTTTTCAACATCAACATATCCGACACAAAACACCGACTATTTAGTTAATTCAACAAGCCAGCATAATATTAGTAATGTTTCTGGGGCTTCGCTCTACATGGATGGCTACATGACCGAAGTTTATTTAATTGACGGTCAAGCTCTAACGCCATCCTCATTCGGTGAAACAGACTCCAACACAGGTGTATGGAAGCCTAAAGCCTACACAGGTACATACGGCACTAACGGCTTCTTCCTAAAGTTTGCTGATAACAGCAACACCACGGCTGCAACGCTAGGCAAGGACAGTTCAGGCAACGGTAACAACTGGACACCTAATAACTTCTCTGTAACCGCTGGTGCTGGCAATGACTCCTTAGTAGATTCGCCCACATCCTACGGAACCGATACTGGTGTTGGTGGTGAGGTGCGTGGGAATTACTGTACGTTAAATCCGCTATCAACAACCGCTGGAACATACACTCAAGGTAATCTTCGTTATGTCGGTGCATCTTCATGGCGCAGAAGTAATGCAACATTAGCGTTATCAACAGGAAAATGGTATTGGGAAGTAACTTTAGGAAACGCACCTTATTCTCCAAGAAGTAATGGTTCTAACTTTAATGGTTTTGGTTTTGGTCTATCAACCGTTTTTAATAGCACTACTGATTTTTCGTTCACTACAGATGCGGTTGTGCTTGGAGACAATGGATATTACAAAAACTTTTCTGATTCGCGTACTGATGGAGGAACTACATTTTCTAGTGGAGATACGCTTTCTATTGCGGTTGACTTAGACGCTAACACTTACACATTCCGAAGAAACAACACACAAATAGCAACTGGAACGATTGGCGGCACAGCGGGTCGTGAACTTGTGCCAATCATTATTAGTTACGATGATACTTATGGCGTTATGGACTGCAACTTCGGTCAACGCCCATTCGCCTACACCGCCCCCTCTGGCTTCAAAGCACTCTGCACACAGAATCTGCCTACGCCGACTATCGGTGCAACTAGCACGACACAGGCAAATGATTACTTTAATGTGTTGCTATACAACGGAAGTGCAACATCGCAAAACATTACGGGGGTTGGGTTTTCCCCCGACTTAGTCTGGATCAAAACAAGGTCTAACGCAGAGAGCCATCAACTTGTTGACCAAGTGCGTGGCGCAACCAAAGCAATAATGTCTAACGAGACAAGCGCAGAGACAACTTGGACTAACGGACTAAGCGCTTTCTTGTCTGATGGTTTCACGCTTCCCGGAGGCAACAATCGTTATAGTGATACTGGGTATACCTACGTCGCATGGAACTGGAAAGCCAACGGTGCTGGCTCCTCTAACACGGCTGGCACTATTACCAGCACAGTCAGCGCAAACACTACTAGCGGGTTCTCGATTGTTACTTATACGGGTACGGGTGCTAACGCTACAGTAGGGCATGGGCTGGGTGTTGCGCCTAGTATGATTATAGTAAAACGTACAAATAGCACTAATTCATGGCAGGTTTATCACTCCAACGCAAACGCTTCTCCCGCTAGTGGAGGATTGTTCTTAAACACAACTGATGCGTTTACTACACTTTCTACCACATGGAATAACACAGTTCCAACATCAACAGTCTTTTCAATTGGGACTGCGGCTGGCACAAATGCTTCTGGTGGGACTTATGTAGCCTACTGCTTCGCACCCGTGGCTGGCTATTCTGCTTTTGGTAGTTACACGGGCAATGGTTCTACGGATGGGCCGTTCGTGTACTTGGGCTTC